TATACAATCAAAACATGACAGTAGGTATCAATTTTCGGCTAACCCGTTACTGGATGGAGCAGCTTCAATTGGCGCTGAAACTATTCCACCCAATCCATATATTCTAGAATCTGCTACACGTGCCGTATCTCAGGAATTTCTTGACAAGCTACCTTCACCAACTATGGTAGCCCCTGTTAGTATTTTTGAGGCTGTAACTGCATTAAATCATCACAATGTTGAGGCTATGAATTTGTCGACAAGTGCTGGTTTACCCTGGATAGCTGATTTTCCAAATAAATCATTAAAGTCAAACTATATTGAACGTATAATTCTTAAGGACGGATCACAAGATGTTAAATTGGACAAAAATTTTGAAAAGAAATATCTTATGCAATATAATCTTCGTCTTCAAGGTATCTCACCACGTGAACCTTTCTGGGCTCATTTGAAAGATGAAAGAAGGAAGCCAGAAAAGTTGATGTCGTTTGGAGGTACTCGTGTCTTTAATGTAACACCCTTAGAATTGTCTTTGACATGTCGTAGGGTTTTCTTGCCCATAATGGACGCACTACATTCAGATCCTGTTGGGCTACACCATGCCATTGGTCTGTCACCTGAATCAATAGCATGGACCCATTTAATTGAATATTTAAGAGGTAAGTCGGATAAAATTGTCCAATTAGATTTTTCGAAATTTTCTGATAGTATGCCCTGGGAATTCGTTGAAGCGGCTTTCAAGGTCATAAAAGATTACTATATTCGTTATAATTTAATGTCGAACGAGTTGGACAATCTTATGCAAACCATTTATCATGATATCACCCGATTATTGCTTTGTGTGGAAGATAGTGTGTATGAGTTAATGAATGGCGTTTTGCAAGGGCACCCCCTTACTAGCTTAATAAATTCTATTGTTAATATCATTCAGCAAGTGTATGTTTGGATAGCTATCACCGGTCGAACTGGAGGAGAGTTTTTCCAAAAGTGTGGTTTGGTCGTTATGGGCGATGATGTTGTAATATCTGTGTCAAAACGATATTTAAAAGTCTATAATGGTCAGACTATAGCACAAGAGTTTGCAAAAATGAAAATAGTCGTTACTGATGAAAATAAGGACCGTGAAAATATTCAGAAATATCAGGATATTTCTCGATTCGACTTTTTGTCACGTAGCTACATGTTACATCCATATAGAGAGGTTTACTTGGCACCAAGTGATTTATCATCTGTGTTTGATACCCCATTGTGGATTCGTAGGAAGGATAATCCTTTCTATGATGCCACTATGGAGAACGTTGAACAATCGTTAATGAATTGTTATGGCCATGGTCCCATGATATATGAAATGTATCGTGCTCTGCTTGAAAAACTGACTAATTTCAAATTGCGTACTTGGTATGAATTGGATTTTATGTTCTATGGAGATGATTGGATACTTGAACGATCCATGATTGCCACCAATCTCGGTGTAGTCACTGGAGTTTCCCCAAAGGTTGTCGATCTACTAGGGGCGGCTCGTGGACGAATTGACATCACGAACAATCTTTCCAAATCAAACCAATACTGGAGTGTGGATTTCCTAAGGAATGTTTCATTAGACACGCGTGGAATTAAACCCGGTGAGTATAAGTGCAAATGTAGATATAATTGTGAAGATGAATTAATGAATAGAATAGAACAAGTAGAATATAAGCTTCTTATCCTCCGGGAAACTTTCCTACCCTTCATGTCACAGGAGATGGGAACCAGGATTCTAGGAACCGATAGAGAAAATTTGCTTAACGTGGTGTCACGTGGTACGGGCTTAACCATAGCCATCAAAAGCCTTTTGGGTACGGCCAGTGACTCCACCGTTGGTGAAACCGATGGTATGAGAGACAGGGTTCAAAAAGTTTCCCTTTCTCCAAGAACAAAACATTTCGTTGAATATCACATGCGTTTTGGGAAAAACGATGAGGAATGTTTTTTAGGTTAGAGTTATATACGACTTTGGTATGCGGAACGCGAAGTAATTG